AACGGATCGAAGCGCCGGAAGAGATTGCCGGCGAACTGGAAGAATTGAAACGGCTCAACCCTGCGGCTGCGGAACTGGCGCTGGAGGATTCGCCTGAAGGCGAGAGCATCCGTGCGCGTCTGACAGAATACGGGGCGCTTGGAGCGCAGGACAGGGCGGAGAACATTCTTGAAAAGCGCGAGCGCGCGGCCCGGGCGGAACGCGCGGAACAGGAGCGGAACCGGCAGGCCATGGAGGCGCATAACCAGCGTTTCATGACCGTGCTGCGGCGGGATCACCCCGACTACACGGCTCTGTTGACCGACCCCGCGCGCAAAGTGGAAGCGGCCAAGGCCATGCAGGATATTTTCGCGTGGATCAGCGCCAAGCCCTATGCCGAGGCCGCGCCGCTCATGGAAATCGCCCAGCGCGGGCGCGACCCGGAGCAGGTGAGCGCCCTGATCACCAGATACAAGCATGAACGCGGCAAGTCCGCGCCCAGGAAGGCCAGACCTGAAGGCGCGTATGCCGTACCCGGCAGGGGAGCGGCCTCCGCTCCTTCCGGCGACGACGGAAACGCGGACGACTTCGACGCCGGTTTCAACCTGGAATAGTCCGAAAG